TTACAAAGCGCTCTTCCCGACCCCGCTGAGCAACAGGCCAAGCAGATGGAAGAGCAAAAGGAAAGGCAAGAGAAGCAACAAGAAATGCAGCAGGAAGACCAGAGGAAGTTAGCTGAAGAGATGAGAGACAGGCAAAACCAACAGTCCACGGGGGTTTGATTTTGTCCAATGAAGGGGACATGGAAGAGTTCATTCTCAATATGGACAGGGAGATGTCCAAAAAATCGTTTAAGTATTTCTTTACCGAGATGCTTGAGTTTCTGTATAATGACCATCACGAATCTTGGCACGACGGTCTAGCGAATCATCAGTATTATTGTGTTAAGGCATCTCGTGACCACGGTAAATCTGTCTTCTTCATGTCATACGCTCTTTGGTTGGCAGCTTTCAGGCCCAATACTCACATCATGATTTTCTCACATTCTCTTGAGCAGACCCTTGAGCACATGCGATTCATCAGGAACCTCGTTGAAGGCACACCCATACTTAGACACTTGAAGGACGACAGCGACAGGTGGGCAAAGTCTTACTTCAACTTCACAAACGGCTCACGTCTAATGGCAAAGTCAGTTGGTGGTGCTACCCGTGGGTTCCACCCTGACATAGTTGTATGTGACGATATCCTCTGGGGTACCACATCTACTGAGTTGGCTAAGACCGCTGACTGGTTCTACGGTGTACTGCTTCCTGTTCTGCACCACAGTAGCAAACTGATGATGGTTGGTACACCGTTCTCCTACAACGACCTTTATGCCGAGTTGGAGCAGAAAGAGACGTTTAGAGTAGAGACATTCCCGGCAATAAACGAGAAGGGCGAGGCTCTTTGGCCCGACCGCTGGAACTTAGAGGCACTGAACGAGAGGAGGCTTTCGATGCCTGCTATACAATTCAGCCGTGAGTATCTATGTGAGCCAATCCATGATGTAGCGAGTATGTTCCCGATGGACATGCTAGAGAAAGCAAAAGACACTAACTTGGTATTGATTGACAGGGCTGAGACTTTCTACAATGAAGAGGGTGAGGCTGATGGTGTCTTTGGTCATCACTTCATTGGTCATGACCCCGCTATCGCATCTGATAAAAACGCTGACTTTACTGCCATGACTGTAATGAGGATAAAGCCAGATGAAGAGATAAAGGAGATAGTTCATGTTGTCCATGAGAGAGGTATGTCGTCGATGGCGCAAAAGCGCATGATGGTTTTACTTAATAACAAATTCAAACCTGATTTGATAGAACTTGAGGGTAACAACTTCCAAAGAATGCTTGAGCAGGAAATGAGGGAGTTAGCCTCTGACATGCCAATCAGGGTATTCATGACCACACGTACAAAGAAGGAGTCGCTGTTTATGTCGCTCCTCCTTGCATTTGAACAAGAACAAATCAAATTACCATATGGTGATGAGAGAAGTAGAAACTATACAAATCAAGTCATGCAGGAACTCAATAGGTTTGGTATGCAGAAGAATGGCAAGTTAGAAAGCGTTGGTGTTCATGACGACTTAGCCATGAGTATAGCTCTTGCTAATTGGGCCTCAAAGGAGTTCAGAGGGTCAGTAATGCTCCTTGATGATTATATGCCGGGTTTCGACAACTGGTTTAGGGGTGGGCGGTCGACCCCTTCATGGATGGTGCCATAAATGTATGAAAACAACACAACACACGTAAAGAACGACAATGAAAACAGGACGTCTTGGATATGAGTTCATTTTCAGTTAGCGGTGACGGATGGTTTGAAGATAACCTTGGCGTCAGTGCTACTGAGATTGTATCAAGACTGAGAAAAGCAAGAAGACACAACAAAGATGAGAAGCAAGATATTGATGCTTTGATTCAAGATGTTAGAATGCTCAAAGCCATGGAAGTCGAGATGACTTTAAAATCAGTTGATTGGGCTAATGAGTATCTTGGAGAAATAAGAAACTTTGACCTATCGGACAAAAGCCTCAAGTCCCTCAGAAAGTTCTACGACACCCGTAAGGTAGGTTTAGTCAAAGCATGTCTCATGTGGAGAAACGCAGATGAGACCCTCAAGATGCTGAATGAGCACGAGGAGGTATGGGGTGATGAAGAGAGAAAAACTTGGGTAGATGCAATGAGCATGAAGAAAGATGCTCGTAAGATGTGGAAGTCTACACTCTCACAGATGGACAGACTCACTGGTAAAGAGCAAGAAACAATCAGCAAATGTGTCAATCTTCTCAAAATGAACGGACCTATGAGCGCTAGAGCTCTGTTTGAATCTGATAGTATTGAGAAGATGCCGGGGCTAACTGCCAACAAACTCTCCAAACTTTTGTCTCTATATGGAGAAGAGGTTGATATTGTTAATGGAGCACAAAGAGGTACATTCGTCAAGATGGACAAACACGGTCTTGTCCTCAAAGACCCATACGCTTATGCTGCTGGTTTCCTTGACGCTGATGGTTACATTACTATAACAAAGAGAGGCGAGCCAAGAGCAGGTTTCATCGCTACTGGCACAAGAGGTAGACTACATTGCGAGGAACTTAGAAAAGTCTTGGACTGTGGTGTTTTACAACTTGACCAGAAAGTGTACAAAGATAGCCAAAGAAGCCAACACAGATTGCAATTCTACTCCAAAGGCGATATCAAAAAATTGCTTGACAAGATTATGCCTCATCTTCAGATGAAGAAAACTCAGGCAAAAGCAGTGCTTGCTTTTATTGAGGAGCCAGACTCTATGAGGAAAGAAGAGCTCAAAAGAGTGGTTAGGTACTCGAACTGGAGCGACGACAAGGCAAAGAGCCAGACCCTTCTCGCAGAGTGGGGCGTGAGCGCCGACGACGTCGCTAAATGGCAGGAGGGATTGTAATGGTTGATGAAGCAGAGAGGGGACCAGTAGGCCGATTTATAGATGCGATAAGGAGTCCATTCAGAATCCGCTCTACCCCTCAACCCCAGATGCCTCTCTATACAACTGGTATACAAGAGCCAGTTCTGGCTCAAGGGATAACTATACCCGCTCTTTACGCAGTTTCTCATGAAAATCTTATTCTTAGAACTGTTATCTCAAAATTACAACAGGAGATATTCAGGAGAGGATATTACTGGGAGAAGAAGTTCCAGAAAAAGTGTGTTGAGTGTGATGAAGAATATCAATTTGAGGTAGATGCTTGTGACATCTGTGGTGGTGAGGTAAGGGGTCCTGACCCCCATCAGACCACGTATGCAAAGTGGTTGCTAAAAGGCGAGAATCAAATGGAACAGAACTTCATGCAAGTCATGTTCGAAATAGAGAAGGACCTCAATGTGGTTGATGATGCTTTCCTAATATTAGTCAAAGACTACTTTATTGACCCAGACACAGGAGAGATACAACACTACAGAATCAAGGAGGTTATTCGCGGTGACCCTATCTTTATGAGAATTATATCTGATAAGAGGGGGGTCAGAGGTGGTAGATACAAAGTATGCCCAATCCATAGAGACCAAGTTGCTTACCCCGGTCAAGAAGAGAAGTGCACTGTATGTGGCAATCACATGCAGGATGCTCATTATGCCAACATGGCTGGTAGCGGTAAGACCCAGTATTATCTAGAGGGTGAAGTGATTCACGTCAGCAAGTACTCACCGAGTAAATTGTATGGTAGAAGCCCAGTCAACACGATGTGGAGACAAGCCATGACCCTCACAGCAATGGACAATTACATGTATACTGCATACCAGAAAAGAAGGACTCCAAAAGGTATCATATCCGTGACCACTGATAACTTAGAGTCGATGAAATCTTTCTGGAAAGCAGTTGATGAGAAGATGGAGAGGGACCCCCACTACATACCTAAAGTAGGTATTGAAAGTCAGACCGGTAGAGGGGGAGTAAACTGGGTCAAGTTCATGGATACTCTTGAAGAAATGCAGTATACTGCTGTAAGAGATGAAATGAGAAACAGGATTGCTGCGTTCTATGGGGTTAGTAGCATTTTCATGATAGACAGTGGAAAGAGCGGTGGCCTTGGTAATGAGGGCATGCAAATTTTAGTCACGAACAGGGCAGTTGAGTTTGGTCAAAAAGTATACACAGACATATTATTCCCAAGAATGTTGCGACAGATGGGCATTACAGATTGGAAGATTACACTATATCCAAATGAAGAAGAGGATGAGATAACCAGACTCAGAAGGGATGAGATGGAAGTCAACCTCGCTCAAAGAATGCAAATGCTTGGTTACAAGCCTGAACTACTTGAAGAGGGAGATAGGGATATTAGATTCTCCTACAAGAAATTACCACCTGAGGAAGCTATGCAACAGGGCATGCCTCCGGGTATGCCGCCGGGTATGCCACCGGGTGGTCCGCCTATGGGTGGTATGGGTATGCCAGCCGGTCAGGCGCCTCCGATGATGGGGGGACCTATAGGGGCAACCGGTCTGAATCGACAGGTTCCACCGAATATGCTTAGACAAGTAATGCCTCCCTCACAGCCCGGAGGAGAGGGAGTTGGCATTAGAAGCCCTAGAGGTCCTGCTGCTCCGGCTCGAAGGTCAACCCCCGGTTCAGGCTCTCCAATATCCTCAGTTCAACAGCGAGGAATGCAACCTTCCCAACAGGAGCAAAATAGTCGTGCTTTAATGAATGCGAGACGGTTTCGGGGTGCATAATTAAAAGTCGTGACGCTTACGAGCAGGGCGAGATTACCATGGACTTAGTCAAGATGCACCCTATGGCGAGAAAAATGAACGTACATAATGAGGCCTTTGCCAAGGCCATAGAAGCGGGGGAACCAGAGGCTGCTAGAATGCACCTATCTGAGATAAAGAAACTCAGTTCCTACTTGGAGGAAGACCTAGTTTACGCAATCAAAAAAGCAGAGGAAGTCGCATCTGACCCTCTGACTGTTTACGCTAATGCAGTGCCAACCGCGTCTTTCAATGAATCTGGCTCATCTTTTGACCCAGCAAACAGAGATATTCAGTTACCCGGAACAATCATGTCAGCACGAACAAACTCAAGAATGCAGAAAGCAAGAAGCACATTTGGTAGATACATCGGACCCGGTGAGTGAAACTGATGGAAGAAAACGGCGCTGAGAAATTAATGAACACTCTCATCTCAAAGATGGAGAGCATGGATAACGATGTTCAGATTCTCAAAGCGGAGAACGTTGCTCTAAGAAAGATGCTCAACTCTCCTCAAGCGCTTCTCAGAAAAGCAGGTTACGTGTCAGCCAGCACTCCCTTGAGCGAAGATGTGGGTTACGACCCGCTACGTGGGGACCTACCCGTAGAAAGTTCAAGCGCTATTGTAAAGGCTGATTCCAATGATTACACCAATGAGGAAATTCATAATCTAACTTGGTCAGAAATACACGAGATGGCTGACCAAACAAGAGAAGTAAAGGAGTTGTATTAAAATGAGACCTATACCAAGCCCAGCCTCAGGCGAGGCATATGAACTGCTAAAGAGAGCCAAAAGCCTACTAGAGAAGGCTGAGAAACTTGACATGGTCGAACATGAGGGTAAGAAAGTTCCAGCATTCGCAGCAGATGGTAAGGGTACCAAAGATGAGAAGAAGAAAGCAGACATGGGTGAAAAAGACAAGTACTGCATGAAGAACTTCGGTAAGAAATACTCTGAGTGCACGGCAAAAGAAAAGGCACAGTGTGATAAGGCTCACGACAAAGTCGAGAAGGGAAAGGGCATGGGGATGTGCGCTACCTGTGGTGAGAAGAAGATGGATATGGAGAAAGGCATGTGCATGAAGATGGGTTGCACGGGTAAGGCAGCGGTCGACATGAAGAAAGGCTCACAACACAAGATACAGACCTTCAACACAAATCCTGAGTCAACTCAATTTATGATTGAGACCGGTGGCAACACATATCATCAACAATACAGCACCAACAACAGTCTACTAGATTCAGAAGACGTTGCTAACAAAGGCGCATCTTCATCTACTGTAAACCTAGAGTCTTTGAATAGAAACCAGAATCCACATGATACCCCTGCACCCGGTCACTTGACAGAGGGATAAACGTGGGTAAGATAGCAGTGATTAAGGCACCAGCCGTAATGAGTCCTTGCGCGAGATGCGGTGCAAATGCATACGAAGGTTGTAAACTACCCGGCCATGATGGAATGAGTTTAAGCCAATGCGCACAATATGCACCGGCGATGAGGTGAGAAGGTGATTAAGTGCGTGAAGACGGTCTACAGGTTCTTGAAAGAAACAGAATAGACCTCCTCAAGTCAATAACACTTGGATATGATTATGAGGAAGAAGCAGGTCACTACCTTCTCTCCGTTGACAACATCATACGCTCAGGTATAGACTATGAAGCCACGAATGACGATTTACTCTGTTTGAAGGCCGCTACTGATATTCTAAAACAAAGGCTATCACCAAACGAATTAATTCAGATGCTTGAGGGCGATGAGGATAGATTCGCTAGTCTGCCAGAAGTTAGGCAGGCAGAGGAAAAGAGAAAAAAGGATAGAACCCTCGGTCTTGGGGAAAGGAACCTCTCTAGGCTTCTATCTCAGCATGTGACCAGTCATCCTTATAGGAAAACTGTGATTGATGAAAGTGGGCAAGTAATAGGGATGGAGGACAGAATAACCGGTAATCACGACATTGGCATGGCACATGGTGAATGGCCCGGTGCCAAACCCGATGCTGGAGAAGACTATTCTATTCACCACCCATTCCACCCGGATGTTCACCCTTTGAGAATGAACAACGTCGTTACTGGTAGGCCAATGTACGAGTCGATGCTCTTCGAGAAGTACTTCGGTCATGATGAAACACCATGGTGGGAGGATGGCTTTCATGAGAAAATGGCAGAGGCTCCTGAGGAGGAGTCCTTCGCCAAACAAGCTATGAGAGCCGAGAACGCTCATGAGAAGCATCACAGGAAAAAAGGCTCTCCGATTTACGACAGTGTCGATAGACGTGAGGGTGAGAGAGCCTTCTCCTTCTTCGGTGGACCTACGTCGAATGATGTGGATAGTCCGTATGACCACATGGAAACGACACGCATCAACGATTACGAGAGATGGAAGGAAGAGGAGGGGACTGACATGGCTGCTCTTGAGGAAAAATTCTCTGGGCTATCGGAAGAGAATAAAGAGAGGGCCATGCAGATGCAGCACTTCAAAGATAGGATGGACAAGATGTCAAGAGGTGGCACTGCCACTACGACTGTTTACCCGACTGAGGGTTTATCGCAGCAAGAGGCGGATGACCTCAGGACTCGGAATCCAGAAGCTGCTGAGCCATATAGCATGAGACACAGCCACTCCATGGGTTGGAACACTCTGATGAAGGGCTTGTACTTCTTGAAGCCGGAGGACCGAACCAAGGTGCTTCAGCACATCAATAAGCATACGACTGATGACCCTGAACGTCAATTAGTCAAGTTATCCGATGGTAAGGAGTTCCCTATGACTAGACTCAAGAAGAACCTAGAGATGAATACTGGGGCTGAGTACCACTGGTTCGGCAGGAATCAAAAGTCAGGACCCGCTAATGTGCCAAAGACCATAGAATCCGAAGATGACACTAAATTCAAAGGCACTGAAGGTGGTATGGCAACCGCTCTGAGAGAGGCAAAACTTTACGATAAGTTACTGAAAGAATTGAACTCAGTGCTCAATAAAAATGTGGAAGACCCTAATGAGGCTATACAGTTGGGTGAATTATTCGCCCATGATGATTTTAATCACCCGATTGTAAATGCGCACTTGGAGACAAGCGATTCTCCAGCAGAGGGATTTCTGGCTCATGCTAATAGGTCAAATCAGGCGCAACTATCCAGAGATGGATTTCTGAGTCTCGCCGGGTACGACAGTGAACTGAATGAACTAGATGAGCATCCAACAATCCCCGGTGAGTTATATGAAGGACCCTTGTTGCCCAAGGATGACGTTGAAAGAGCACTGAAACAATATGACAGAAGTGTCTCTTTGGGTATGCAGTCCAAGGATATCAAGAATGCAAAGGGATTCCTAAGGTCGGGCCATGCGCCGCCTAGAGCATCCGATTTACCTGATGGGCACGATGACCACTATATCTTCATGGATGGTAAGAGGAGGGGGTTGGGTCATTTGATGACCAAGTACTTCGGTGATAGGGGTGGTCTTGGTAAGGACCCAGCAACGTACAACGAATTCCTTTCTAACTATCTCATATTTAACGACCCAGCACACCCCGAAGGCAAGGATAAAACTATTCTCGATAACGACAATGTCGGTGCATACGGAGGTCTGCTAATCAGTCCTCTCATGTCTGAGCAGTCAACTCCTCTCACACCTGCACAGATATCGACTAGACACGGTGTTTCAAAAAGAGGTGTCGGAGAACGTCCTAAGACTAGAAGCTCTCATAACAACTACACGGATGACTTGACGACTTATTTCCCAGAACTCATGGCGAGCCTCCATGATGAGTTACCAACTGAGGATACTCATTTTCAAGATTTAAAATTCAATAGAGAGACTGCGGCAGACTTCCAACAAAGCCACCCTTTTGCTGGTATAGGTTCTACAAGGGGCGATGCTTCACTGATGAACAGGGGAGGAGCCGCTCACAGATTAGATTTCTCTCTTAGCAGGGGTAGCAACCCTGCTAATCCCTCGGATAAACTTGTTAGAAACTTTAAGGAATTGTACGATAATCCAGAATTGGGACCAAGGCCTGACCGTCACCCTGAGTATCTCGCGTTAGTTGGTGAAAAGAAGAATATTGATGAAACTCAAGAATTTAAGAACATCCTAAGTGAGATGCTAGAAGTAGAGGCCCGTATTAGACAACTCGAATCCGGTGAGATTCCTACGAGTAACAGACAAGCAGAATTGAGGATTCTCAGAGGTGACATGGAGCGACTGAGAGCCGCTCAAGAAAATATAGAGATGGGCCAACTCGATACCCGTAAGGATGCTTATGGTAGATTTGGTGATGATTTCTATGAAAAGCTGGACGCTGACTTGAGAGCAACAGTAACATACGCCAGAACAAAGTTACTGCCGGGGATACTCAAGGAGAACCCTGATGCTTTCAGCACTCTCGACCCTGTCACCGCGATGGCTAATATCATGCGCTTGGCTTATGACGCTAGTCGCGGTTTAATGGTGGACGGTGACCATGACCTCTCTACTATAGGTTATCATGAGAGGGAGGGGACGAGGGACAGTCTGGAGCAGGTACTGCAAAACAGAGGACAGGAGTCTCCACACAAGGAACTAGCAACCACACTCAGGGATAACGCTGTTGTGTTGAATCCCCCGGAAGACCCTAAAAACGTAACTGAGGAAGAAATTGATGAGGCTATGGAACTACTTGAGATGCCAGACAGTGACAACGATGCCCATAGGTTACAAGTTGAGGAGAT